GAATCTTCCAAATCCCTACCAAGAGCAAGAGAGGCATTAGTTGCTGCTACGCCTAACCCTTCTAGTTGACCTGCGCTTAATCCAGCAGCCACACCAATAGCCGCAGAACTAGCTGCCGCTTTAAAACTAAGCATACCATTAGTAGCTTCTTGAATATTACTGGTTACAGACTTGTAAGCAGTACCCGTAACTGACCCAAAGGCTTGTTGCCCTGCAATAAGGTTTCGAGTTTCCATAGAGGATTTTAAGAATTGAAAAGCTGCTGATACAGCAAATATCTGTGCAGCAATGGTGGCATAGACAGCCACAAGACCACCTTGCATGGTCTGTGCTTGCTTACTAAAGTTTTTTGTAGCGTTGGAGGATTGTTGAGTTACCCCTTTTATTCGTCTGTCAGTATTTTGAGAAGCACCACCAAGAGCATTCATTTTCTTGGTTAGTTTTTCCGCTTCTTTTCCTGTGACTTTAAAAGAACCACCATCGGTGGTTTTGATAATAATCTCTGCTGCTGTTATTTTCTTTGCCATTTATTATGTCTTTGCTCGCCTCGTGTGGGCGTCTTGCTTACGTTTAAGCTCAGTATTGATATTTATCGTACTCGAACTTTCTATATGTTTCAAGAAATAGCAAACAGTTTTTTGGTCTTCCACATTATTTATGTCTAGTAAGTCTTTTAGTGGTGACCAGTCCTTACCCATGTAAGAACCACTAGCTCCGTCCCATTTATCGGGGAGCATAGCGTGTATAACGAAAGCCTCCTGAATTTCTAAAGGAAAATCCTCTAGTTCAGGTGGCATCTCATTTAGATCAGGTTCTTGACCTAGTTGGTCGCATAGTTGTAAATATGCGTCTACACTAATATTATTAGTATAATACCTAGTTATTAAAGCAAGAGCCCAGGCTACTTGCTCTGCGTAAAATTTTCTAAGTCGCCTACTTGTTCTGTTACCCAAGTATCAAAGTCACTAGCATTTTTCATAAGTACTTCTACGTTTTCTTGTGAAAATTCTAATTCTGATTCTTCTTGTGCAGGAGTTAAATCTCCTAGTAATAACATATTTTTGGCATATCCGAGTTTAAACCCTGACCAGCCTTTAATAACTGCTTTGGTGTACTCTTCAAGAAACTTATCGTCGTCCATCTGCTCTTCGTAACCCCTAGTCTTCTTATTGAATACTTGAGATACACAGCGATTTCTAAGTTTCATTAACTCTTCCCTGGCTAAGTAACAAAGTTTTACTTTAAAACCTTCACTACCGGGATAATCAAATTCTACTGTTTTTGTTGGAGTCATTAGACTCTTTAGTGAGACTGCTTTTGGTGTCTCTTGTTTTACTGTATCGTTCATTTGTTTTTATAAATCCATAAAAAGGCGAGTAACCGAAGTTACCCGCCATAAGTTAAGTTATGAGCTGTAAGTTACGCTCATTTCGTTAGCACTGCTAGAAGCGGTTGCACTCGAAAGGTCGGCTGGTAAAGCATGGAAATTAACATCTACACTAATTACGTCTTCAATTGAATGAGTCGGTAATTCTAGATGACAATTTGGTAATGCCACAGCTACTTTCGGGTTGCTTGCGCCACCAATACTAAATGTCATGTTAAAGCTGTTCGTAATAATATCGCTAGCTTCATGTAAATCTTCTAAAAGATCCATTGAGCCGTTTGCTGCATTATTTAGATAACATGTAAAGTTACCTGAAACACTTCTTGTCCCCATGACGTGTCCTAGAGGCTGGTTAACAGACCCTAGAGTTTCTGGTGTTAGGTAAGTTAGATTATTTTCAATCGAAATATTACCTCCAGTTAAGACAACATTATATGTTGTATCGGCAGTCATCTGGGCTTCCCCATCAACGGTTGTGCCTGTACCTGTTGCCGATGAAACATCATATGCAATTGCTAATGATGTTAGTTTTTGTCTAATGTAATTTGAAGTACTTGTTACTCCTTCGTTAATTAAACCTTTAGCTGTTGACTCTTCTCCTGCTACTGCTGGTGATGTTGCACCTACTGTAGTTTTAAGTTGAGTAACTTCTTTAATTTTCTTTCCTTGACCAGACCAAGCAACTTGTGCTAGTCCTTCGATATCAAAGTCTATTGATGCAGTACCAATTGAACAATCACTGATTTTATAAACTGTTACGCCTTCGGTTCCAGTTACATAAAGACCAGTAGCAGTATCTTTTGCTGCTCCTAGTACAAAATACAAATCAAAAACACCAAGTGCTACTTTATTTGAATTCTGAAAGTTAAATGCGTTAGGTTCCCAGGTTGCTACAGCCTGTACATCTGTTGCTGCTACTCCTAGTCCATAGGTCTCTGCAGACATTGCTGCCCATAGAGGTCCTTCTACTGCAAATTTCTTGCCGTTACCCGCATGTTGGTTAGATACAAATGTGTCCCCACTACCTGAAGTAGTTGGTCGCATATAAGTACTGAAACTCCATTCTGCTGGTGCGAAAGAGTCATTAAACATTGCTCTTCCTCTTTTACTGTTACCCGCTGAGTCGGCTGCTTCGCTCAAAGTAATCTCTGAACTGTTTGTAGCCTGACTAAAGGAGTAACCGTCTAGTACTGGTAATTCATAAAGTGCATCGGTATTGCCTGCGACAGTTCCTTTGAACTTCATAAATACTTTGGTATCTCTACTAAAATGAAATGCCATTATTTTTCTCCTAATATTCTCTGGAAGAGCCTTACTAAATGTTTATTCAGCTTGGGCTTTTCCTAGTATTGAATCTCTACGATGACTTCTCCGACACCGAGAGGCTCCAAAACGCCTTCGTCTGTATCAACTGATAAGATTGTAGTCTTTGCAGTAGAATGAGACGTATTTGTTGAATCTGTATACGTTAAAGGATCATTATCTTCAAGTACAGTTTCAACGTCTTCAAGTAGTTCTTCTAGTGCTAAAATGACGTCATCATTGTCGTTCACATAGCACCTGATTGTTACTCGTAAAAATCTAAATCGGAAACCGCCACCTTCGTATTCGCGTGTTTCCTGTCCGGCTCCAACTTGAATTGCGGGGAAGTCTGTAACTTCGTCCCAGAACCTCAGTCTTGGCTCGACACTTTGAACAGAACTCCTAAAAGGATATGAACCATTCAAACTTTCATACAACTTGTCTGCGATTGCTCCTACTATGGATCGTCTACGCGTTGAGTGTGCTCTAGCTGTAGTTGCGTCCATTAGTTTCTCCTAATCGTGGTAGGTTGTCTACCAATTATTCCCATAGCAAGTTCTCGTATACTTGCTCCTATTATCTTTCGAGGGTCTCTTTGAGTGCTCCCCTGTTTTCCACCTGGCTCAAAAGTTTCATAAGGTGCTTTCATATAAGTATAGTCTATATGCGTTCCTCCTCTTGGGCCGATATTTACATTCTCAACTCGGGCTGAGTTTGCAAATCTACCAGTTCTATATTGTAGCGCTGGTGGTGTCATTTTACTTGCTACCATTTGGGGTAACATTTCATTTAACAAGTTTCTCAAAGCTATTGGACTTTCCATTGTCTTACTAGTATTTTTACTTTTTCTAGCTCGTCTTTGTGAACCCTTTGCTAGTGCTACTGCTGAACCAATATTCCTACCTGCTTTTCTAGTAGTTGTCTTTGTACTATTTGTTCCGCCTGTACCTTTTGCTGATTGTCTTGCTTGCAGCTTAGCTTCTTTTAATAATTTCTTATTAACTTTCAGTCTCATATCAGGGTTGCCTTTAAACCCTTTGAGACCTAATAGCCCCATTACAAGTTTTTTATTTACTTGTCCAACTAATCGTTTTCTCTTTGTAGGAGATTGTGACAAGTCTGGTTCTAAATGAGCCATTTTGGAAGTCATGTCCCTTTGGATATCTGCAGCCTTCTGTGATATAAACTTTCTTATACCTTGAGAATCATAATGTTGTAATGCTTTATTTCCTTTAGCGTCTGTTGCGTGCATATTCACTATAATTGTATCATCTATACCGCCACCGCCTTTTCCATCTTTAGTTAACTTAGTAACTTTATACTCAACGTCAAGAGCGTCCATTATTTCGTCTCGTACTTGGTCTACCATTTTCATAACTTGATCTTGGTATTTACCTTTCTTAACTTTGGCTCCTCTTCTTATTGAGTCCCACTCATCAGCTAATGCTAAACGTGCAACAGTTGTTTGTTCAGT